CCTTTCTGGTATATACGCTCAACAACAAGCACAAATGATTGTTGAGGCCGAGAGATTCGCTAAAGAAGACAGTGTGGTACACGTTGGGGACCCCTCCATGTGGGGCCATGTTGGTACTCCGCTTTCTGTGGCCGATATTTATGGCCAAGAGGGCGTCGGCATGATCAAAGCTAATAACGAGAGAGTTATTGGCTGGGCTCTTTGCCACCAACGACTCAATGATGGTCCAATTTGCGACTATCACCGATACAAAAAACAAATAGGTGAGTGGCACGAAGATAAGTGTCCAATGCTTCATGTGTTTGAGGCTTCATGCCCTAAGTTCATCGAAACCATACCCACGCTTCCTCGCGATGAAAACAAATTCGAGGATGCAAAGACTCGCAACGTAGAAGACCACATGCCTGACGCTTGGCGTTATGTAAACATGTACGCAGGCAACTTTGCCCGCCCGGTTCTTGACGATGATTACACTCCTCCAACTGCTCAACAGATGCTTGAACGTCAACTTGCTCGTCCCGCGCCTGATTATTCTCAGCCGATGAGAATGGGTATGAACAGTGAGGACTTTCTTTTCCCCGCCGACCTCAATAACCCATCTAGCCGAGGAGGATGGTAGTGCCATCTTTTCTCAACAAACTAGACGCTATTCAGGAACGCCACGACTCCCAATTTGGACTAGTCCTAGAAGGGCGTAAGCCCAAGGCACCACAGCGTCTCGGTTATGCCGAGGGCGTTCCCATCGGGGGTGCAACAGCGACTCAGCCAGGAGATTCGTGGGCCGGGGATTCATCAAACCGACAGGCACGTATGGACCAACTACTTGGCCTCTACGTCACCTGTTACCCGGTTTCTGTCGCGATTGACGTAATCGCTAAGACGGCTACGGCTGGTGGACTAACACCAAGACCCATTCGTGACATTAACTCGCCAATGGAAATCAAGGAGACACCACCTCCGGGTGTTGTCGCTGTGACGAAGTTACTTCGCTACGTGAACCCTAGTATGGACTCCCGCCAGCTTATGCGCGGTGTTCTTACGGACATGTACATCTACGGCGACTCGTTCACCGAGATCGTATATCTCAAGGGTGCTCCTCTTGCCCTTTACCCGCTCGATCCGTCAACTATCACTGTTCTGACCGACGCTCACGGTGACCCAACTGGGTATCACCAGCAGACGAAGAGAAACATGACGGCGGATTTTGGCCTCAATCAGGTCATTCACGTTCGCTTCGATGCTCCAGGCAATACGATCTATGGCCTAAGTCCTATCGAGAAGTTAATTCTTCCGGTAACTACCTGGATATTTGGCGCATCACTTCTCCGTATGACGTTTATGAAGGGTGACCCTCTTCGTGCTCACGTTGACTGGCCTATCGCGCTTCCTGACGTTGAACGTCAGCGATTCCAAGATCAGTACCGCACCAAGAACCTCGGGCTCAGCAACATTGGTACTCTTCTTGAGACCAAGGGTGGAGCAACCGTACAGGAACTTGGTACCAACAACATCGCAGTATGGCGTTCCAACCAGGCTGATGTTCGTGACGAGATTCTTTCGGGACTTGGTGTTCCAGCTTCGAAAGCTGGTGTCACGAAGGCTGGTGGACTTGGTGGTGGAGTTGGTCTTTCTGAAGACCGCAACTTCCGCATTAACACCGTTGGTCCCGCTCAAGAACTAGTTCTAGAGAAGTTCTCATTCAAACTCTTATACCAAGCGTACGGAGTAGAAGACTGGGCGCTGTTCTTTGGAACAGTTGACTGGCGAGATGACTACACCCTCGAACAGATCCGTGACATGCGTATTCGCAACGGTACCTGGTCTGTTAATCGTGCCCGTGCCGACATTGGAGAACCTCCGGTTCCTGGTGGCGACGTGGCCGTATTGGTTGACCGTCAGAACATGGTGGTTGTCCGCGACCTCGACGCACTTTCGCAGGCCAACCTAGCTGTTGTTCAGATGGCCGCTGCTGGCGTGGATGCTACTCAAAAGGGTGTCGGCGTTCAGTCCAACACCACCACGAGTAAGACAAAGAACTCACCCACTGTACCTCGCATGAATCCGGGCAAACCAAATCGAATGAATGCGGCGCAAAAACAAAAGCAGGCTCTGGCCAAGAAGGTCAAGCAGGCACCTTCGGGGTCCACATCCCCCAAGTCCCCTAAGGGAACCGAGTCGCAATACTTCGACATTGACCTAGAAGAGTCTGAGTTCTTCGAAGAAGAGTACGTCAACCTAACTATTTTCGGTCCCGTACCAAACGCATAAGGAGTTTCACAATGAGCGACGAAGACGCAACTGAAGAGACCATTGACGAAACGACCGACGCTGTAGAGATATCTGAGCACGACAAGCCTCTTTACACTGGCGATCTCGGAGGACACGTACTTCACGACTCCGGGGCCACCGAATAATGACTACTTACTACGCGGTCGGTGCAACGTATGACGGTACAACGAACTCACTTGCCACCTCAACCGGTGGAAGCCCTACAGTTGCTGTCGTGACTTCAGCGGACACGATCATCCTTGACGGCAGTTCAATCGCAATCGCCTTCACCGCCGATCCTGCATGTGCTCTCATCAATATTGAAGCAGCTTTCGCTCACACCGCGACCCTTTCCCATGCCTTTTCGGCAGCAGAAATTGAGATGGCTGCTACTGCGGGAACGTTCACCACAGCCGGTTACGTCGTAACACTCACTGGAACGACTGGCACCGTGTGGTCCTACACGGCGGGAACTATCGACACCGTTAGTCTTGTTGTTTCCGACACCGGAGCATCAAGCAAGACGTTGGCTCTAGGGACCGGTACTTACAACCTATCCATTGCTTCTGGCGGTGCAGGCGCAGTCATTCTTGATGGTACGGCTGTTACTTTTGCATCATTCATTGTAACTGGATCATCTACTAAGACTATTGAGTTTCAGGCAACCGAAACGTTCGGCTTCTCCGGTGCCGTTACCTTTGATACAGGTGCCCTGGTGACACTTGCGAGTACTTCATCCGGTAGCGCTGCGGTCCTTGATATCGAGTCCTCTTGGGTAACTGATTGGGTGTCTGTACAGGACCTCGATGCAGCCAATGTAACTCCTGGCGTAGTTGGGTATCACGGCGTCATTGGAACCAATACGTCTGGATGGATCCTCGTTGATTCTCCACTCGCGCTGCCACTCTTTCCTCCCACAACTCCGGGGGCCGCGCAGTTCGCTGCACTTGTAGGCTAACCCAAATGGCTCGACGTAGCCTTGGTTTCCGAGTAACAGTTAGTAACAGTCCGCACGATAGAGCAGTTTTAGGTGCTCTAGCTATGCACTCAAAGTATTCGCAGGGCAAAGAAACCTCCGCTCAGATCAGCGCTCAGGAAGCAAATCTTGAGTACGCAAACGCCGCCCGTCTTGCTAAGGGATCAGTAACCGACATCTCCAAAATCCCTAAGGGCTATCGAGTACGTCACGGTGCAATAAAGCTTCCCAAGACCGGCCACTACAAAACCTCAACTTCGAGAGGACGTGCGTACGGAATTCGTTTTCAAGATGGTGCTTATCTTGCCGGTCTCCGACCCCTCCCAAGAGGTGACAGATTCGTTTCCTACAAGGCAATTAGTGCCCCTAAAGTACGCACGGTCACCGGAAGATTCCCGAAGTTCATTGCTGACATAGGTATTGGGCATTTCGATTCCAGGACTTCATGGGGCAGAGCCCGCAGGTCATCTGGATTTACCAAGATAGTGACGCCACGTAAGAAACGATTGGCTCACCAAAAGAACTGGAGTCACCGGGGCCACATGTGGATCCCGAAGTGATCCCCTAGGAGCTTCGATGGCACAAACGAATACCAAGGTTGCCACCATTCGCGGCACACTTCTCAAGCCCGGTGTAAGCCTTAACAAGCGCCTGTACACAGCCGAGAACATCCGTAGCGCAGCCGAGGCCGCAAACAGCGATCTAGCTGCTGGAAAGACGCTCAACATGTACACCACACACAAGGCCGCTGAAGAAGACGATCCGTTAAAGCTTGTCGGTCAGTTCACTAAGGTATGGCAGGAAGACGACGGTTCCCTCAAGTTTGAGGCCGACGTTCCTAATACCACTACCGGTCGTGACTACGCCAACATCACACATGGTGGATTCCAGCGCACCATTTCTATTCGTGGTGGCTGGGGTTCAACTCCAACCATTGAAGATTACGACGGTCAAAAAGTGCTGACTGCTCCTACCTTGCGCCTCGGTGGCGCTGACGGAACCGCTTCTCCTGGTGTCTCGGGTGCAACCATTGAAGGCATTGACTTCTTGGAGTCATTCGTTGAGTCAGACGGAAACTTCGATCCAGCCGTTTTCTCGGACATCACTGAGTCGGTTGAAGTAACCCTTGAGCCATTCACCGAAGAAGTAGAGACTCCTAAGAGTGCTCTTACCGAAGACGTGATTGAGACAGTACTCGACGCACTTGCCAACATCCTGGAAAAGGATTCCAAGGAGCCATACGGAGCAGTTGCTTACGCGGACCCTGGTTATCAGGCTGATAAGAAAAAGCGCTACCCACTTGATACCGAACAGCACGTTAAAGCTGCTTGGAGTTACATCAACGTGGAGAAGAATGCCGGTAAGTACACCTCTCCTCAGGTGGCCCGCATCAAGGGCAAGATTAAGAGTGCTGCTAAGAAGTACGGAATTCAAATCGGGGAATGGTATGACACCCTCGTTACCGGTATCTTAGAAACCCTAGAGGCTTCGGGTATTGATGAGATGTACACCTCAATGACCATCTCGAATGGCGACGGAAGCATTACTACCAATGGTTATGCCAGCGACGGACAGGACCTGTTGAAGGTCGCTCACCGTATCGCCCTTGCCGCAATTATGGGCATGTACTTCATTGACCCTGACCAAGATGGCGACGTGGACACGATGGATACAGCGGCTACGACCGCCCCATCCACTAAGCCTTCTGAATCAACCGAAACGAACAACAATCTCACCGAAGCAGAACAGCAAACCATATGCCCGTCATGTGGAAATGGGGTAAGTGCTTACTTGCCTAATTGCCCTTACTGCGAAGGACAAATAACTCAGGTGGAGTCAGCCGACAACACCGAGGAAACAACCAATAAGGAGACGACTTCAATGTCCGACACCAATATCCCGGCTGAAACGGCTGACACAGCAACTGCTACTGAGTCTGCTACCGCTCCCGCCATCGACTACAAGGCTCTCGCCACTGAGATGCTGGCTCAGCAAGCTGTTGCAAAGGAAGCTGCCGAAAAGGAAGCTGCCGAGGCCGCTGCTATTGAGGCTGCAAAGCCAGTCACTTTCTCAAATGAGGAAGTTCAGGCTCTCATCCTTGCTGCCACCGAGACCGCTACTTCCGAGGCTACTACCAAGGCCCTTGAAGATGTTCGACGTGCTGGCACCATCACTCGCGTGGGTCACACCACTGAGGCTGCTACGCCTTACTACGAATCCATTCAGGAGTCCGAATTCGCTCAGGAGACCTTCCTAGGTAACTTGAGTTCCACCGAACTTCAGAAGGCAATGAGCGCCGTCCTCAACGACGACCGAAACCTAGCCGGAACCGCACCGAAACTCGCTGCGAACGTCCGCTAACCCCCAAGGAGACACTAAATGTCTGATTATGTACAGGAAGCCCTGGACGCTGCGGGGGCTGCGGCCCTTGTCCAGAAGAACGTTTCCCCAATGTTGCTTGAGTACGTTCGTCGTTACTCCCCTCTCGTAAAGGTCATTCCGACCGAGAAGTGGGGTTCGGCTGTGTACTACTTCAACTCACGCACCGCACTACCTCAGGGTGGCGCAGTTACTGATGGTGGAGCCCGCGCTGTTTCGTGGAGCACCTACGTTCAGAACAACTTCCAGGTAAAGCACTACCAGATCATCGGAGCTGTAACCGGCTACGCCGAGGCAGTAACGAGTGGAACCGTTGGTTCTCTTCGTGCCAAGGAAATGATGGGTGCTTCGAGATCTCTTGGTTACACCCTTGAGACCACCCTTCTTTGGGGTGCTGGTACGCCTACGGCCTACGGCCCATACCCTGAGTTCGACGGACTCGACGTGATCTGTTCGCAGTTCTCGACGGCTGCTACCGGTGGCCCTAACCCCGGTGTCGGCGCTGGAACGATTGACAACTACGGTGGTGCCTCTACATGGGGTATCCCAACCTTCTCCCCATGGGTGCAGGGTGTTGACAAGAACGCCATCGACGCTTCGGCCTACAACAGCGGAGCACTTACCTACGGTATGCTCGACCTGTTGATGACCATGGTGGAAGAGAACGTTGCTGAGCCCATTGACAACTCTGAGTACTTCTTCCTTTGCTCCCCTGGAGCCGAGGCTCGAATTAGCCAGTTGTCATACCTCAACCAGCGATTCGCCAACACTGTCGAAGTCATTCCTGGTCTAACGGTCAACTCCTACAAGGGTGTTCCGATCATCAAGACCTCGTTCCTTTCCCCTCGCACCTACGTGTTCCCAACGGTCACGGCAACGGCGACTGGAACTGGTACGTTGAATGCTGCGTACTACTACAATATTTCGGCTATCGTTACCAACTTCGGTGAGGTTCAGGCTTCGGCTGAAGCTACTGCTACGCCTTCAACGGCTGGTATTAGCCTCGCCTTCACGCCACCTACATTCACTGCGGAAGCGCTGAACGTGATTCACTACAAGGTCTACCGTAGCGCGGCAACCGGAACTGAGAGCCTTCTTGGTATCATTCCCGCTGCGTTCACAGACTCTGCTGGTACGTCATGGACTACGACCTCGATCTTCGACAACGGTACAACGTTGATCCCGAAGAACGGTTCGAACGTTCCTGCGACGGTTGCACAGCCTGCAACGTACCTCTACACCAACGCGGGGCTCAAGCCTCTCACCAATGGTCTAGAGAACCTTTACTTGCTGTCGCGTAGTGCGGACAACATTGTTCGTCCTGTTGTACGTGACTTCACCCCAATCGACGTGTACCCAACCACTGGAGCCCCAGACGCCTTGCCGTTTGCTATTCAGTCGGACACCACGTTAGCCGTTCGAGCACCCAAGTTCATCGGTCGCCTCGCCAACGTTAACCTTGCGATTGACGTAACGGCTGGAAACGGAACTCTTCCTACTGACCCAAGCTACACGCCTACACCAGTAGTTATTTAGTTCTGCAACTACTAAGTCCCCGGTGGGTGTCTCGAAAGAGAATCCTCCCTCACCCACCGGGGGGTTGGTTTGTTTTGTTCCACAACAACTATTTAAGGGAGGAAGGATGAAGCCCACCTTCGTAAAAAAGAACACTGCCGGTGGTGCCGCTGGTCTTTCCTGGGAAGCCGGGGAAGTAAAGGCACTGAATTCACTCTTGGCAGACGAATTAACGTCGCTCGTTCCAGAGGACTACGAAATTGTCCAGGAAGACGAGTACACGCCCGAGTTAACTGAATCGACATTAGTTGAGGAAGTGGATGACGAAAGCACTGAAGAAAACGCCGAAGATTCTACTGAATCGGAAGAGCTATCTTCTGAGACCGTAGAAGACGAAAAGCCATCGAAGCCTAGAGCTGCGAGGTCACGCAAGAATACGGAGACTCCCTCCGCTGAATAACTCAACGGAGTTGAAATGACCGATCTTGTTCCCGACTTCTCGTTTCGTCCTATGGCTACCGTAGCGGATCTTCGTAAACGTTGGCCCGCACTCTGTGGCTCAAAAGATAATGAAGACCTCTATGCCGCTCTCGTGGATGCCACTAGAGAGATTGAGGATCGCACCTCTCGTCGGCTTGCACCTTTTACGGGTCACCTCGAAGAGATGGGACTCACTGGTATCAACCCGAATGAATACGGTGGTGGGAGTGGAAACACTCCTATGAGTCTCCGGGGTTCACTCGGTCAATCGTACGCCGATTCACTCGGAGTTAACGGCCTCGTTCGTCGCTTCTGGATCAATGAGTACGCCCCGCGCTATCCAGAAATGTGGGAATACCAGATCACTGAAATGCAAATTCAGACCACCTACGGTAGCTGGCAGAATGTCAGCTCCGGTAATGGTAGCGTCATTGCCCTGGAAAAGACCAATGGTTTCGCGTGGCTCCAAATTGGAACCTTTGCCCCAGAAGAGTCGCGCATTCGTGTGGTGTACAACGGTGGCTATGTCTATGACATGCCTGGTTCACTACAGCGAGCTTGCTTGCTACAAGCAGTCGAGTTCCTTATCATGGAATCAGAACCTCAACTTCGCGCTCAGATGAGCATTGACGAACTAGAGCGTCAGATAACGAAGTTGGTTGCCCCCTGGGTTAAGGGATAATGGCCCCGGTTGTAATCAAGGGCTGGAAGGCCACTCAAGATAGACTCGCACGCTTCAAGAAGCGTCTCATGGAGCCGGGTCCCGCTATCCAGCAGATCGCCATGATGTTCTCAGCGATGCAAGCTGAACGGTTCGCGAACGGTGGTACCTCTGCCTTCGGAACCAGCAAGTGGCCAAAGATTCAAGAAGATACACTTACCCGCCGTCGCTACAACCCCGGCACCAATCCAAACTCTCCAAGCCTGGTGCAACGAGGGTACTTACGAGCGGCTAACGTTTCTCCATCGTACTCATCGTTTGACCTTTTCTCCAATGAGTTAACCATCAAAATCGACCCTAAGGGTGGGAAATGGTACGGAGGTGGTGGTAAGGGATACGCCGAAGCCCTGATGAAAAAGGGTTTTAAGTTCGTAGAGATTACACCGGTATTTCGAAAGATGGCCAACGAAATCGTTGACCGTTACCTCATGGGTGATGATGTCAAAGACTATCAAGCAGCCAAGTCGCCTGGTGTTATAGGTACTGACTCCACCAAGCGTTATCGAAATGCTAAGGGTGGAAAACTTGGAGCCGGTCAACGCTCTATGCGTGAGCAATCCGCTATGGAACACCGTATGAGCAGTTTCAAAAGTCTTCCACAAGATCAACAGAGTTTTGAATTCGCCAAATGGCAAACCAGGGGTCGTATGCACTGGAATACCACTGAGTTCAAAGCCGCAAGAGCCAAGTACAACGAAACACGAATTGTCAACACTTTGTATGCAACCAACAAAGGTGCTGAAGGGCGTGCGGCGGTTATTGACTGGTCATCCTTCGGATCCGAATCAGCATATCGAGCATCATTGAGTTCCGTTCGTCGGTTCTTCTCTTCCGTGAGGGACGGTAAGCTGTAATGTCAGAACGCCTACCCTCCGCGCCTTCCAGTACTGTCAATCCCGCAATGCCTCGCTGGTGGGAAAACTGGGATCTCAACTACTTTGACAGCCAATATGGAAGAGTCTATGGTGCTGGTTCAGTTCTAGAAGCTGGATATCGCACCCTAGAGAAGTGGTTACCATCGTACGTCGCTGAGTTCAATCGACAGATAAGTGCTGACATTCTTCAAACTCCGATCTACCGAACCATTCGTCCGGACTATGACACCCTCAGTGCCGATAGTGATCAGCCGCGACTCATCGTTACAGTACCTCACACTATTGGCGAAGTCGGTCAACTGGGTAGAAGCTACCAAGTCACCTGGCGCTTGTCAGTCGAGGTCTATCTTTACGGTACTACTGACTGGCAGGAAACGCAGGCTATGACCATGGCCTACGCCGCCATGGTTCGCACGTTGTTAGTACAAAATCAGACTCTCGGTGGACTAACTCGTTCAGTCATCTTTGAATCAGAAGAGTACTACGAGGGTGAACACACATCGACTCGAACAACTGGCATTACCCTCCTTCACTTTGCGGTGACTGTGGATAATGTGCAGACCATCGATGGGCCTCCTATCAGTGAAGATCCCTACCTCGGTGAGGGTTCGCCAACCGCTCCATCGCTCAATCCACTCCCGCCCAATCCTGTGGCGGAAACCTCAAAAGTCACCGTTATTAAAGTTCCGGTGCAAATGGACGACGAATGGCTTTCTCAAAATTAAAGGTCATTGTGACCGCAGCGCATGTCGTACAAGACGCCGATGGGGCTCAGTTGATTCCCGGATTCGTCTACGACGTTAAAGATGCGCCAGTAATTCAGCAGTTGATTGAGGATGACGCTCTACGAGTAGTCCCTTCCAAGGAAGCGGACACGGAAGAAGTTGTTATCCCCAAGACTGTAAAAACCACTAAAGACTCGGCCTCGGCTGACTCCAACCCCTCCTAGGAGATCTAATGGCTAATGTTGCCCCAGGTGCTTACGTCAACGTAACCTCCGCTGGTCCTAACCCAACGCTTCCTGCTTCAACAGGTACTTGGTTCGTTACTGGACTAGCCGCTGGACCCGCTAACACGGCGTTCCCTATCCGATCAATCAGTGACTTCAACACGTACTTCGGCCAGCTTGTCAATGGTCAGGTTACCGGTCGCTACGTCATCTCGGCCAACATGTCGAGCTTGACTCTCTACGACGCTCTGGATGAGTTCTTCCATGATGGCGGAAACACTGCGTACGTATCGCGTATTCAGCCTACGTCGAGTGGCGTAGCCGCTGCGTCCTCGGCTGTAGCTAACGCCTGGATACTCACCGCGAACGGTAAGGGAACCTGGGCCAACTCGTCCACCGCCAACGCTTCTGGTGTCATCGTCAGCATCACTGGCTACACCGTGGGTTCACAGACTGTCTACAGTGCCACGATTGCCTACAACGGTATCGTCATCGCGTCTACGAACGGTCTCCTTACGGACACTGACTTCATTAACTGGGTTCAGTCCCTCTCGGTTGGTACGGGTGGAGGATTCATCACCGCCGCTGCTCAGGTTCAGACCTCAACACTCCCAGCCTCGGGGTCAACTATCACTATCTACCTCACTGGTGGAACTGACGTTGCAATCGTTGATGCGGACCAGGTAGTGGCCCTCACGGCCTTCACGGCCCTTCTCGGACCTGGACAGGTTTCATACCCTGGTGGTACTTCGGCTACCGACTGGAACAACCTCGTGGCTCACGCCATTGCGTTTAACCGTGTCGCCTACCTTGACGCCCCCAACACCGCAACCGCCGCAACCATTGAGACGCAGGTGGCAACATTCCAGGCTGCTGCTGCCGACTCTTCGTACGCTGCTGTTTTCGCTCCATGGGTAGTGGTTCCCGGTATCGTGAACACCAACTCCTCGTCCTTGACGAGCCCTGTGTTCAACCGTACGGTTGCTCCAAGTGCGTATGCTGCTGCTTGCGCCGCTGTCAACGACGCTAACTCTGACGCCAACTCTCCTGCTGCTGGACTTGGGTTCGCCTCAAGCTACATCACCGGAGTTACTCAGACCTACGTGCAGAGCGACCTCGCTAACCTCAATGCTGACGGAATCTGTGTCATCAAGCAGGTTCCAACCGGTCAGTTCGTTCTATGGGGATTCCGCTCTGCGGCCTTCAACCCAGCATGGACCTACCTCAACAACGTGCGTATGCGTATGCAAATCGTATTCGAAGCGGGCAACCTAGCCGAGACCTTCGTGTTCGGAGAGATCGACCCTAAGGGTAAGTTCTTCGCTCGTCTTAATGGTGCCCTAAGCGGATTGATGCTTGGCTACTATCAGCGCGGCTCCCTCTACGGCGCTACGTCCGGCGATGCTTACTCCGTGAACACCGGTCCTGCGGTTAACACAATCGTCACTATCGCTGCCGGAGCTGTTAACGCAAACATTGCTGTCAAGCTCTCACCTTTCGCTGAGAACGTGAACATCAACATCACCAAGTACAACTTGACCACGGCTATTCCAGCCTAGTCCACTGAGGAGCCACTAGATGTCTACTATCACTGCCCAAAACCTCCAGTACGCCTCTGAGCAACAGTGGCAGGCCGTATTGACCTTCAAAGATCTCACTGGCAAGACCTGGATCGTTACCTTCGATAAGTTCTCTGGAGGTGATGCTACTTCGTCTAACACCAAGTACCGTCCTTCGGGGATGGGAAACGAGGTTATTGTTGCCGCACTCCCTGTCTACTCAGACATCATGCTGAGCAAGGGGTTCAACGATAACAACGACCAGAACAACAGCTACAATGGCGACTACGCTCTTCAGACAGCCATTCGAAACTCGGCTGGACTTGTGAGCGCAAGTGTATCCCTCAACCCTCTCACCCCTGGTGGGGTAAGTTGGGGATCTCCTCGCGCATATGCCGGTGTTCTTTCCGAGATCTCTGACGGTGGCGCTGACGCCGAATCGGGTGCGGTACGCCAGTGGAGTGTTAAGTTCACCACTTCTTCGGTCAACAACTAACCCAACGGATCTTTTTCCACACTAACTATTCTTCCAGGGAGGACGAATGGCACTTGACATCAAACCCGACACGCCTAATGACGAACAGGATAATTCGGTCAATGTACCGGAGCAACCAGCTATAACGCCTAGGTTCGCAGTCGAGTCCGAAGTGGGACTCGCACCACCGTCGTCACCTCTCGGTGACATTAAGGCAAAGCGTGCCGAGTTTTTGGGAAAGATGCACAAGGATATCCACGTCCCTCGTTGGAGCCCAGACAATGGACTCCCCTACCTATTCGTGCGTATCCGTCCCATCTCGCAGACCGAACTCATCAACGCCATAAAAAAGCGTCAGGATGAGTACAACGCTCAGGTAGCGAACCGTGAGACGCCACCAGATGACTCTGGTATGAAGGCGAATGCTGACCTCGTGGCTATGGCTACCAAGGGGCTTTACTTCCGGGCTGACGAAAAAGATCTTACCTACTACTCCGTTACTGGTTCGGACGACGAATCCAAGTGGACCAAGTTCGACGGAGTAACTGGCCCCATCACCGCTGAACACCTAGGCATCACTATTGATCCTCGCGATCCAGTTGCCTCCTTAGTTCGTGGTGTATTCAACGATACGGACGGCGACCTTCTATGGTTCACTAATCGCCTCCTCGAATTCTCTAACCTCTCCAACTCTGAGGCCGACACGGCTTTTTAGAAGCCCTGAAAGACGATCCGCATATCAAGTGGGCAGTAGCCGCTATGCGATTGGGTCAAGATCCAATACAGTTTCTCGATCAGGGCAATGAGGATTTTCTTATATCAATGGCTGTCACCAAGATGGCCCGAGAAGAAGTGCAGAAAGAGAAAGTTGAGGAAATCAAGGCATTGGCGTCCCGTACATCCTACGAACTAGCAGGGATTATGGCGAAGTTCAGGATGTAACCCCACTCAACCTATTTTTCCGCCGTACACGCGGACGAAACCGCCGCCCTCCGGGGCGGCTTTTTTCGTGTCTTATCCCTACTACACAGGACATCGATGGCTGAGAACGCTATTCAAATCATCATTGATGTTCTCGCGAAAGAGGGCATTACATCTGTTAATGACTTCTCCAAGGCCGCTGCCGGTGCCATGGATGTTGCTGGAAAGCTTTCTGTTTCTGTTGATGACCTAGACGGTTCTCTCCTAGCCCTTTCCAAGAGTGGGTTAAACGCTCGGGACATGGCCGCAGGGATGGTTACTGCGTTCGAAGACGCTGGCGTAGTCTTTAAGGATGACGAGGGTGCGGTCAAGATCCTCGCTGGTGCTCTAGTTAAATTGGGCGTGGCCGGTAAAGAGGCTGCATCGGGTATCGATCTCGCCAATAAAGCTAACGAAGAATTCATCGGACCATCGAATACTGCCACTGATTCCATAATTCGTCAGGGTGGGGCTTATAAGGTTGCGGCCACAGATGCCGGTATCTATGCTTCTGCCGTCAAGGGCCTACAAGTTGGCATGGCTTCTAGTGCCATCATGCAGGACGCAGCCATAGCAAACCTTGGTACTGGTTACGCGAAGATGACGAGTCTAGCCGAAATGGCTACCCCGGCTCTTATGAAGGCCGCGACGTGGGCTGGTATCGGATTAGCGGGTCTTGCCTACGAGGGCATTAAGCAGTA